TAACGGCTTCTACAGGGTTGATATCCTCTCGCATGATCCACACTTGGGCCATGTTGCCTGTCTTTCTATTGCTGCTTTCAAGCGTCAAGATGGCAACAAATGGTGCACCATCAATCCAACTGAGACCGCGTTGGATTACAAAACCTTTGGGCTTAGTCATTGGTGGGCTCCGTGATGTTGGTGAGTGGAAGGGTTTAGGCAAATTCGAGGACTTGAATAGCAATCAGAAACTCAGTATCAATACCGAGAAACTCGATTAGATCATCTGGCGTCAGTGATTCAATCAAGACCTCAGATATGCCCTCGAAGATGACATCGTAGGTTCCGTTTTCTTGAGGAAAACAAGCATCAATAGTTAGGTCTTCTAGGTATTCAGAGATGGGAGCATCTTGATCTAAAACACAGCGGAGATTGACGTGAGACATTTGAGTGCGTCCGTGTTGTTATTGGTGAGTGGACAGGTCAAACAAACACTTTATCCCAACCTTTGGGATTGGATAGTTCACTTGTGGGAACAATGCGAGCCTTCTCCCTGCGATCCCAGAAGGGTTGCATTTGGATGATATAAAGCTCAGCCTTGTCGTAAGAATCAAAGAATTGATCGTTTGCCCAGTGTTCCTCATTCAGGAATTCCCAAGAACGTTGAACACAATAGGAAGCAGTTTGGCAGTCAGTCGATGAGATCATCGTAACGATTGGCGAGTGGAGAAGTTGCCCACTTTTGGGCAATAGCTGTAGCAGGGATTCGATCCCATCGCATCTAGCGCGACAACGTCGCTACAGCATTTAATTGTTGTGGTGCGTCCATGAAGTGACAGCAAGTCAACATGCCGCGCCCGTTCAGTGTGCCTGAATCACTCACGCTGGGATCCCGCCCGTCAGCTGTGAATGCGGCAGTGACCTAGTAGGCTGTGCGGCAGATATTCAGTTGTCTAGGTTCTTGGGTTTGTGTCGAGCCCATCAATGGGATCTGGCGGTCTGAGTCTGCCCGGTGTCGTTCCGGTCTCTTCCCGTTGCAAGCAACATAGTCGACATTTCGACGAGTGGATAGGTTCAGTCGGGATCTCTTAACACTCAGTCACAAATAGTGGAATTGCGAACAGATCGCGAGAGATCGAGAGCTATTGAGAAGCGTTCGCAATAAGGCAAAGCGACTGCCCTAGAATGGTTCAGAGCCCAGATCCCTAGTCTTATCTACTAGATTATTGATCTAGCGACATCAAATAAGGCAGGAATCGAAGGGGGGCACCGGGGGTGCGTGCGTGGCCGTGCGTATAAGTAGAGACTTGAGAAATTTCTGCCCAAAAACTAAGGGTCCCTCCAGGATCGCCTAGAAGAGCCCTTAGCATTTAATCGGGCTCCTTATACCAAGGAGCGGTTAGACGCACCTCAGGAAGCCTTGTAGACGTCTCTGAGGGCTTCTCTGAATAAACCGGAGACACATAATCCTCAACGACAGGTTCAAACCCGTTTAAAGCGTCATCAACAGCTGATTTAGCCTTGACTTCGATGTATCTCGTCTCCAACCAGACCAACAACCCCAGAAGGAGGTGATCAAACCAGACCACCCCACGTTTAAGTCGAATAAAAAGCTGACGAAACTCAACTAATCGAAGTTCTTGTCCCACATTGCTTTGGAAACGGAAGGAAGGTGTTCATAGATAAGATCTTGTACAGCACCTGCTATCTGTGCGTGTTCTCTTTGGGTTCCATGAGCGGTTCTAAGGTCGCAGTAATGCAACCAAGACCTGATCGTCCCATTCATGTACAAACGGCTAGGAGAAGCCATAGGGAGGACGTCTCGTGCACACTCCTTAGCAACACCTGCTGACAGCATCTCCCGGTAAAGGTCTTCTGCCTCTGCAAAGTGTTGATAGATACGTCTGAAGAAGACACCTTTCTTGTCAGCTGGAAGAGTGTCAGTTGAGTTCTGACGATTCTTCTGATCTTGCTGACGAAGAGCTGGTACGACGGGACTACCAATGCTGGTTACGTCTGCATACCGCTGACTAAACTCTTGAAAGCTGAAGCTACGGTGTCGAAGGATCTGAGCTGCTACTGAACGAGTAGTGTTGATCTCTACACACATATTGACCATCTCAAAGGGTGACCAATGATGATGATCAATAAGATATTTAATTAGTTTAGCACTGGTCTCAGTGTTTGCTTGATTAGAAGGGTTAGACACCCTAGCCATGTAGGAAATTAGGTTCTCTGCATCAGGAGTGATGTGAACAAGAGAAACTGAATGCATTAGAAGATGACAATGAATTTTATTTAAGAGAAATGAATCAGGATCATCAGGATGTCCATTAATGGGACATCAGTTATGATCTAGATTCAACCTCCTTTAAACCCCAGGTTAGTTGTCAGTTTTTGTGTCTTTTGTTTTTAGACAGTACTCACAGAATGTCCATCCCCAGGGACATTAGTAGAGGAGGGAAGAGTGTCTCACGCTAGTGAGAGAGTCTTCCCCGTCCCCGTTTAAGTCCGCCATTAACCAGATGTCCTGACATGACTTGTGTCTACAGTGAGACCCACCGAGACACTCCACCGTGGGTTTTACCTCCTCTGGCTTTGTGTCTTTGGTCAAGGTCAAAGCCAAGAACCATGTGGTTAGCTGCTGCTTGAGGATCGTCTTTCCAGCTATCCAGCATGTCTTGCCAGTCGTCTTGACGACGCTTCTTGACGACCTCAAGAGCTGAGATGCCCATTGCATCTATGAAGTATTTGACGCCTTGAGCTAGGGAGTCCAATCTGTCGTCGTGTTTAACGGCACCCTTCTCCCGACACATACGGCTCATCTGATAGAAGAGCATGTACAGGAGTCGTTCTTCTGGAGCTGCGTCTTTATTGGAGGAGTAATCCCATTCAACGACACCGCGATCAACAATAAGGCGATGTTGATTAAGAACAGGCTCAAGGGCATCAATAATACGGTCTTCTTTACGGACATTTGCCCGTACCTCTTCGACGTCTATTCCTTGTTTAGTTTGTTGTAGATGTTTTTTGAACAATTCAGCGACGATACCGTCACCGAAGTTTGTTTCGATAAGAAGTTTGGAAACATTGTAGCGCTTACACCCACGAAGGATGTCAAGAAGTGTGTTGTCGCTATAACCATCGCGATACGCTCGTACTTCGTGAACGTAGAGAAACCCATTCTTTTGGCTTATGTACGTTGCTGCTGTTTCGTCTGTGCCTCGACCTGACGGGTCAACCGAGCAGATCGTTTCAGCGTATGGAGTCCATTCTCCTTGAATCTGCATTGGGGAATAGAAATAATCACCCGGTAAGCCAACTGTAGGCAGATCCTTGAGCACATTACGAGGGTCACTGCACCACACAACAGAATCCGGCGCTTGAGTCGGATTGACAGAGGTGACGATAAGGTCTGAAAACTTAAGTGGGAACTTTTCTGCATCACTTAAAGTGGTATCAAGCATGAACTGGAGCATGAAGTTGCTCCGACCCATTGCTGCTTCACGTTCAAGCAGGTCATCGTTAGAGAAGCGGTCTGGGTCAGTGACAGCCCACTGTTCTGCACCTTGGTCAATGTCCTCTTGAAGCTGAGGAGCGATCAGACCTTCGTAGTTAGATAGGTTACGGGGTACACGAGCTGGCCAAACAAAAGGTCTGTAGTTACGTTCAGCGAGCTTGCGGTAGATGGTGAAGGTAGTCTGAGGTGTACCAAGGTACATAATCCGAGAATCCTTCTTTGGTGTAAGGATTGACTCAGCTTCAGTACACAACTGCAAGAGTTTCTCACGCATCATCTCAGTCATCGAGTTACCAGGAACTTCGATGTCATCAAGAATCATGAGGTCAGCACGGCTACCAGTTAGCTGACCGGTGATACCGACTGACTTAACTGACGGTGCTTGGTGAGGACTGCAATTAACATCAAAACTGATACGACTCCAACGGGCATCATCCGACTTCGGTCTTAGATGTACTAGCCAGGGTGTCTCAATGATCAGCTTCTGAAGAAAGATCGACATGTTGTCAGCCCGCTCCTTAGAAGCGGAGATGATCATGATCTTCTTTTCAGGGTTATTAAAGAGTGTCCAAAGAACAAAAGCACCAGTAATCCAAGATTTACCAACTCCTCGAAAAGCCTGAATCTGTAGACGCTTAGGACCGTGTTGCAGGTAATCAGCGATAGCGTATTGAGCACGGGTAGGTGAAGGCAGGTCTAGCTGACCCCACAGTGCCTGTAGAAACAGCTTAAAATCGCTTCTAAGGGCTGTTAAAGTATCCATAGATAAGGAGATATAGAAAGCCCCCCAGAGGGGTGTCTGAGGGGCATATAGAGGTCGGTTAATTACTTACCGAACTGGCGACCTTTGATCTTCTTGAAGTCAGGAACTTTTGTGGAGTCAATCTTGGTCTTAGTTTCAAAGTTGGTGGCAGGGGATGCACCCTTTTTACCGATGTTTTGAGCCCGCTTACCGAACTCGTTGTTCTTCATCCTTTCGAGAGCCTTAGTGGCTTCTTTGTGGATGGCTTGGCCTTTGTACTTGTCACCGGAGTACTTCTCAGCCCAGATACGGCGACCCTCTTCGACGGTGCCGGTGAACCGGGGCTTGGGCTTAGGTGCAGCGGGTGCGGGACGGCTGCCGCCACCACCAGAACCACCGGAGCTACCGGAGCTACCGGAGCTATCGCCACTAGCGTTGTTCTTCGGACGAGGCTTGACGTTGCCGGTGCCGTTCATGTTGAAGATGCCACCTTTGTCAGTCAAGGCAGAGATCTGAGCAGCGGTTGCCTTAGTAGTGGCAGGTTTTGGCTTCTGAGGGGTGACGGGAGGTTTACCTTGACGAGCACGGAGTTCGTCAGACTTTTTATTCCAGAAGTCTTGAGAAGAAGCGCGCTTTACACCTTCATAAAGGAGAGGACCAACAGTCAAAGCGGTACCAATTAGTCCGCGCTTGCTGATGCCGGTA